GTAACGGTTTAAAGTTGTCGAGAGAACCTTATGCTAAAGAATTAAAAGATGCCGGTTTAAATACTTTAGGATTAAGTATGAATGGTGGAACTGATGATTCTGTTTATCAATTATATGATAATGGTAAATATGCAAAACAAAAAATGAAAGCTTTAGAAAATTGTTTTAAAGTTAAAATTATTCCACATATTAATATAATTGTTACACCATTAAATCTTCATGTTTTAAAACCTCTACTATCACTTATTGTAGATTTAGCTATAAAAAATAAAATAGTTATAAGCCCTATAAAATTTCCTGTTATGATTAGACCAAAATCAATAGGTCAGATGGGTAATTTTTTGGATACAAAAAGTTATAATTTGAATGAGCTTTCAGAAATTATATCTGTACTAACTGGCGTTAGTGTAGATGATATTATGAAGCATACTAATGTTGATGGATATAATGAAGTTGGTACTTTAGTATTTCCTTTTAAAACAGAAGCTGGAGATATGCTTTGTAAAATTACAGATTGGAATGTAGATGATGATGGTGTAATTGATGGTGGTAGTTGGCGTCGAGGAATCTTAACAGACAACTACACTATAGCTCCAGCATTTGAATATTATGCTAAACAGGTAAATAGTTATGAAAATAGAGAACATAATATCTAATCCAGAATTAATTATTTTATTAACTGAAAAAGCTAGTGAAGTAAATGGTGTTCATAGAAATTCAAAAAATTATAGGTCTTTTGAAAAAAGAATACCTAATTATAAATCATTTCATATATTAAAACATGAAGGCAAGATATTATCTTTTGCCGGAATATACAAAGACCCTACTTGGCCTGATAATATTTTACGAGTTGTTGATAGAATGTTTACTTTTCCAGAATTTAGGGTTAGAAATATGAATGGTTTTTCTGATAAAAAACCAAACATTGTTAAACTAGGTGGATTGTGTTCTGGTCAACTTTTACCTTATCAAACAAAACTTGTTTTTGATATGGGCAAAATACCATTTCTTTCAATACAGGATTTAGAAAGAAGAAAAGGTGTTAGAAGATGGTTGAATAATAGAATAGACAAATCTTTAGGCTATAAGCTGTTACCAAAGCTACATTATACTTGTGGTGGTAAACCTAGTTTAAGAAAAGTTTGTTGGCAGAATATTTTATCGACTGAGGAAATAGGATTGCCTTCTATAAATATAAGTGAATATGGGGAGTTAGAATGAGAAATGTATTAGATAAAAGTATGCCGATTAGTCTTGATAATCATCTTAATTTTACAGATAAAGATTTTAAAGAAGTTGATGATGAGATTATCAAGGTTACAAATAAACTTCCTGCCTTACTCATAGGACAAAGTAAAAGAGGAAAATATGAATTTATTTCAGAAGAAGAATCAAAAGGAAAACAAAATTGGGAAGCATTTCCTCTTGTAGATAGTTTTTATGGTGCGCCAGATTTATATAGGAAAAGAGAGTGGAACAAAGTAGCTAAAAGACTTTTCCCTAAACTAATATCTTTTGTTAACCAATTACCAATAGAAAGTATAGGCAGAGCTTCAATTTTAAAAGTTCCAGCTGGTCGAGATACGCCTGCTCATATTGATCCACAGTTTCAACCAAATGCTTCACCAATGCAAGAGTATGATAGAATATTAAATATAAATTTTGGTGAAAGAAAATATTTGTATATGTTAGATTCTATGACTAAAGTTAGGCATTACTTTGAAGGAAGAATTAATTGGTTAGATATTAGCGATTGGCATGGTGTTGAAGCATCACCATTTGATACGTTTACATTAAAACTAGATGTTAAATTAGAACCAAAATTTAGGAATATCATAAGGCAAATATATAAAATATGACGGATATTGTATTCATATCTATTCCAAAATTACAAACCAAAGGCCCAATATTATCTATTACACAATTAAAAGCTTGTGTAAAAGAAGCTGGGTTTACGTCTACTTGTTATGATTTTAATATTTGGTTATATAATAAAACAAAAGATACAGAATTGGGATATATATGGAAGGTACTAGATAATACTTTAATTACAGAAAAGATAAAAGATATTGAAGATGAATACAGAATGTATTGGAATGAATTTTTTGAAGAAAATATAAAAAAAGATAATCCTAAAATAATTGGTATAACAGCATTTTCTAGTTGGACATATCCAAATATTGATATCATTACTAAAGAAATTAAAAAAACAAATCCAGAAATTAAAATATTAATTGGTGGCCCAGCAGTAAGAGATGCACCACCAGACAAATCATCTTATGGGTTAGATAATAATGCTGACTATTTTAAAAATTTAAAAGATGAGGGTTTAATAGATGATTTTATTTGTGGTGATGCTGAAATAAGTATTGTAGAATATCTAAAAGGAAATAAGAAATACCCTGGCATAAATTCATTTAATCCGATAGAAATAATAAATCAAGATGCCGTTCCTATTCCAGATTATGAAGATATTGATATGTCAGTCTATACTGATCCACAATATTTTATTCGTGGTTCTAGGGGGTGTGTAAGAAAATGTGCATTTTGTAATGTGCCTCTTATTTGGAAAAAATTTAGATTTAGAACAGGTGAAAGAATAGCTGATGAAATAATTTACCTATATGAAAAATATAATTTTGATAAAGTTTATTTAATAGATAGTTTAACGAATGGTAATCAAAAAGAATTTTTAAAGTTACTTGAATATATTTCTCTTTATAAAATAGAAAGTGGTGCAAAATTTGATATTGGTGGACAATTTATTTGTAGAGAGAAAAAACAAATTAAACCTAGAATGTTTAGTTTAATGAAAAGTGCTGGATACAATAGACCAACAATAGGTATAGAATCTGGTAGTGAAAAAGTAAGAAAAGAATTGGGTAAATATTTTTCAAATGAATCTATAGAATATCATCTACAAGAAATGGATAGAGTTGGTATTAAAATGGTTCCTTTATTTTTTGTAGGATTTCCTACAGAGACAGATGAGGATTTTCAAGAAACTGTTAATATATTAGATATGTTTGCAAAATACCCTAAAGTAGTAAAAAGAATACACATGGATCATCCTATGCACGTAATTGAGGGTACGCCTGTTCACTTAAATCCAGAAAGATATGATATCGAACATATTACAAATTCTTATATTTGGGAAAGCAAACATAGTAATTATAAAAAAAGAATTGAAAGATTTTTTATATTTTTAGATGAGGCTATAAAAAGAAATTTATTTGATAGACCAACAGTATCAGATAAATCATACACTATGATTAATGATTATTATCAATATGATGATTTAGATGATAAAGTTGTAAATATAATGAAAGGTTGGTGATGAGTTTAAAAGAAATAGATTTAACATATAATAAAAATAAAATATTAAAAGAAATGGAAACTTTAGATTTCCATCCTTTTAATGATCGTGGGCCTGATGGTAAAGGTGAAACTAAAATACCAGAAACTAGCTGGTTTTATAATCCAAATACTTGGTTACAAGCTCACGTTAAGTATTATGAACTGAATAAAAATTCAGAAATTAAAAAGTTGTATTATCAAATAAAAACTCTTTTAGGTTGTCAAGATATTAGAGCAAGATTTTACAAACAAAAATCTAATACTGAAGTTCCAATGCATAGTGACAACGGAACAAAATGTTGCGTAAATATTATACTGTCAGAGAATTATGCTCCGATAACATTTGAAGAAAGTAATGATCACTTTTATAAATGTGCTATTTTAGATACACAAAAAAGACATAGTGTAAAAAGTCATGAAGAAGAAAGAATCTTATTAAAGTTTAGTATATTTGATATTGATTACGACACAGCTGTAAAAAATTTTAATACAATAAGAAAATATTTATTTGAAATAAATTTAGATTATGATAAACAAAAATTAATTAACGAAGGCGAGCGTATTGGTTATAATAGTGGATACGAATTACTAAGAAGAAAAAGAACTGCTTTTAAAACTATGTTAGAAGCTAGAATTGATAACTTAAAATTTTTAAAAAAATATAATGAAATTAATAATGTATATTTACAAATAAAAGATATATTTAAAAAAGACATTCACAATATTATATTTTATAAATTACCTATTGGTTCTGAAATAGGAAAACACACAGACCCTTTTACAAAAGAAAATAATGTCGGGTTTGCTGTTAATATTTTATTAACTGAGGATGAAGAAACTCCTTTAAAATTTATAATTGATGATCACCATTATGATGTATTTTATAATTCTATTTTATTTAATGCAAACAAAGTGGTTCATTATGTTCCAACTGTTAAAAAGGAAAGAATATTAATAAGATATTTTGTTAAAAATATAACATATGAAGAAGGTGTTAAAATATGTCAAAACTTTTAATAATGGGATTGCCTGGCTCTGGTAAAACTTGGTTGGGTCAACGACTAGGTAAATATTTTAATATTCCATATTGGGATGGGGATGATGTTAGGCGTATATATAATGATTGGGATTTTTCTAGTAGAGGTAGAGAACAACAAACATTACGTATACGTAGACTTGCAGAAATAGACCCTGTAAGTATAACTGGATTTGTTTGTCCTTTGCCTGGATATAGGTCTTTCTTTTTTCCAGACAAACTTATATGGATGGATACTATTAATAAAGGAATATATGAAGATACAAATAAACTATTTAAACCACCACAAAAATATGATTTGAGGATTACTGAATGGATAGAAGAAAACCAACTGTACAAATGCTTGGAAGATATCAACCCTGGCACAAAGGACACACAGAACTTTTTAAACGAGCTCATAAAAAAACTGGCCAAGTTGCAATAATGGTAAGAGATACTGGCGAATCATATCACAGTAGAAAGGGTATTATAGAATCTTTAAGCAAAGAAAACTTTGTGTATGATAAGGACTATATTATTATGGATGTACCAAACATTGTTGATATAAGTTATGGCCGTGATGTAGGTTATACTTTTACACAACATGATCTTGGTGAAGAAATACATAAAATATCAGCTACAAAATTAAGACACGATGATCCAGAACCAGAAAGATATTATGATTGGATGTTATGGAAACTAAGACAGGAGAGAATAAAAAAAAATGATTACTGATACTGCATTGTATCATCTTCTTGCATATAATGATGAATGGGTCTTTTGTCACATACCTAAAAACGGTGGAAGAAATTTTAAAAATTCTTATCGTATTCCTAATGCTCCCAAAAAAGAAAATGATCTAATATATCACCAGCCTCCTTCTTGGTGGGAAAAAAATTATCCAGAAATAAAAGGTAGACAGTGGATATGTATATCAAGAAATCCATATTCCAGATATGTATCGTGGTTTTTCTTTATACAGCATAGATATAAAATTGGTAAATATAAAAGTGGAAATTGGGATTTTTGTTCATTTAAGGATTTTGTTAAATTAGATATGTTGAAAACAGCTGAAGATACTATAGCATATAAAAGCACAAATTCGTGGAGAGCTTGGAACTTGACATCTCAACAAAGTTATTGGTATAATGATATATCAAATATGAAAGTATTTTCTTTGGAGAATGATCTACATGAAATGGAAGAATATACTAAGGTTAAGTTTGCACATTCTTGTATAAATAAAACAGACCATAAACCATATGAATATTACTATACACAAGAACTTGGAGATATTGTATACGAAAAATTTAAATCTGATTTTGATATTTTTGGCTATAAAAAAGAATTTTTTTAAATGGGTATTGACATTTTAGCTAATAATTGTTATATATAATAGTATAGAAAGGCAATTCATAAGTCCTTCAAAAACGGATTTTTAGGTGGTTTTTACCGTATAGTCAAGGCTCTTAGAGATAGACTAAAAAACCACCATTTAACCGCATCGCCTTAGGGGATGCATAGCAGTCTTGCTTTATAAAGGAGATTTAAAATGGTTACTACCAACGCAATGACTTTATTCAATGATCACTTCAATAAACTTACGCCCTACGCTGTTGGGTTTGATCGTGTATTCGATAATCTAACCAGATATGTTGATAATAATTCTCAATCTACAGGGTTCCCGCCTTATAACATTCGGAAGGAAGGTGACTATAACTATGTCATAGAGATGGCATTAGCGGGCTTCGGTAAAGATGATATCGAAGTAGAAGTTTCTGATGGTACGCTTTCTGTTCGTTCAGATAAGAAAGAAGAAGATAAAGATAATCTTTATCGTGGTATTTCTTATCGTAAGTTTGATCGTAAATTTACATTATCAGAAGATATTGTAGTTAACGGCGCAAAACTTGAAAACGGTATGCTTACTGTAGAACTTGAACGTATTGTTCCAGAAGAGAAGAAGCCTAGGATCATTGAAGTCAAATAATCCTAAAAAATATAGAAGGGTACTTGACAAAGTACCCTTCTTTCTATATGATGAGTAATATGTACAAATACAGTGAAGATAAATCTCTTGAAGAGTTGAAAAACTATATCGACTCAACATACGAACAACATTACAGCAAAAACAAGTTTCAAGCCACAGAATTCATAATTGATGGTGGTCATGGAGAAGGTTTTTGTATAGGTAATATTATGAAGTATGCCCAACGATATGGAAAGAAGAATGGCAAAGACCGTAAGGATTTGCTAAAGGTGATTCATTATGGAATCATCGCCCTACACATTAATGATATGGAGAATCTTGATAATGAATCTAAGTGAACAAACAGTGTCGATACTGAAAAACTTTTCGGCAATTAACCAGAACCTTTTAGTTAAACAAGGTAAGGTTCTTAATACAATGTCTGCAATGAAAAACATTGTGGCAAAAGCTGAAGTGGAAGAAGAATTTCCAGTTGAGTTTGCAATTTATGATTTGAATGAATTTCTATCAGCTATGTCTTTATTTGAAAAAGCAAATTTAGATTTTGATGATAATTTTGTTGTTATGAGTGAAACTGGAAAAAAAGGTAAGAAATTAAAGTATTGGTTTTCTGATCCTTCCGTAGTTACATCACCAAGCAAAGAACTTGAAATGCCTTCCGTAGAAGTAGAATTTCCTATGGATAGTTCTATTCTTTCAGAAGTTCAAAAAGCTGCAGCCGTAATTGGTGCTCCAGATATGGCATTGGAAAATGGAGCGTTAAGAGTTACAGATAAAAAGAATGATACTGCTAATAGTTATTCCACAGAAGTTATTCAAAAAGGTTCAGAGGCTATTGATTATAAGTTTTGGTTTAAGGTAGAAAATCTTAAATTATTGCCAGGTAGTTATGATGTTAGAGTATCTTCAAAACGTATTAGTCATTTTCAAAATCAAAAATTGCCAGTAGGATACTTTATTGCTCTTGAGCCTGAATCATCTTACGGTAATTAATCATGGATACATTTTTGTGGGTTGAACAGTACCGTCCAAAAACTGTAAAAGATTGTATCTTATCCGATAGTCTTAAAGATACATTTGATTTCTTTTTAGATCAAGGTAATTTACCCAATCTAATTTTATCTGGTGGGCCAGGCATTGGTAAAACAACCATTGCAAAAGCTGTACTAGATGAAATCGGTGCAACGTATATGATGATTAATGGTTCAGAAGAATCTGGTATTGATGTTCTTAGAACCAAGATCAAAAACTTTGCATCTACGGTATCTCTTGAAGGTGGTAGAAAATATCTAATTCTTGATGAAGCAGATTATCTAAATCCACAATCTACTCAACCAGCTTTACGTGGGTTTATGGAAGAGTTTCATGCAAACTGTGGATTTATCCTTACTTGTAACTACAAGAATCGTCTAATTGAACCACTACACTCTCGTTGTAGTATTATTGATTTTACAATTCCTTCTGGTGAAAAACAAGCCATGGCTTCTGATTTTATGAAGAGGGTTATGGATATTCTTGAAAAAGAAGAAATAGAGTATGATAAAAAAGTTGTTGCAGAAGTAACAATGATGCATTTTCCAGATTTCAGAAGAACTCTAAATGAACTCCAAAGATATTCTGTTTCTGGTTGTATTGATGCTGGTATCCTAGTCGATATGGCAGAAATAAATATCAAAGAACTTATGAAGTTTATGAAGGAAAAGGAGTTTACCAATGTTAGAAAGTGGGTTGTTAACAATCTTGACATGGATGCTGTACGTCTTTATCGGAGTGTTTACGATAGCTTGTATAATTTCATTGATCCTAGCTCTATACCTCATGTTGTCTGTATACTATCTGAGTATCAGTATAGAAGCGCTTTTGCGGCCGACCAAGAAATCAACACCCTGGCTTGCCTCACAGAAATAATGGCTAAGGCAAAATTTAAATGATCTGTGATGTTTATGATAATATCTTAGCAGAACATGATGCTTTAGCGATAAATGATAATATGCAAAGCATCATGTGGAAATATAATCATGCATCTGACCCAAAGCAACTAAACAGACATTGGCATTTTTTATGTGGTCATGATGTTGCACAATGTGAACTAAATAAAGTGAAATGGGTACATGATTTATTTGTACATTTCAAAGAAAAAATAAATTTTAAAGAAAAATATAATATAGACACTTATAAAAGGATATATTGTAATGCACATACTTATGGTGTAGAACCTCATGTTCACACTGATGATGGTGATTTTACTATGATATATTATCCTTTAATTGATTGGATTCCAGAATGGTTAGGTGGAACTTCTATATGGAATGAAGAAAGAACTGAAATAGAAAAGTATGTAAACTATAAGGGAAATAGACTTATGGTTTTTGATGCTTGGAGGCCACATCAAGCTATGCCTGTTTCTAGACAATGTTATAAATTAAGAAGTGTTATTGTATTTAAAACATTTATAGAGGGAGCAAACCGTGAGCGACTTGACTTCTACAAAAATTAATTTCTTAAAAAGTATTGGTGCTGATGAAAAAAATCATTCTGGTGGAACTTTATTAGATCACTTAATCGGTGTGCATAAAATACTTCACGATCTTGGAACACCAGAATACTTACAAGATGCTGGACTTTTTCACTCTGTGTATGGAACAACTCAATTTAAACATCAAAGCACAAAAGATAGAGAAAAAGTAAGAGAATTAATAGGGGAAAAAGCAGAAGAACTAGTAATTTTGTTTTCTAGAATTCCACAACCTAGACTTGGTAATATTATGAGTTTAGAAGAAAGCCCAGTAAAAGAAGATTTACTATTATTAAATAAAGCAAATGAAGAAGAAATGTATAGTAGAAAACGTAAAAATAGAATGATGACATGGGAAGAAGCATATAATGTATGAGTTGAAGGACTATCTTAATGCAATAAATCATACTAAAGAAAAATTGATGGATACAGAAGATGAAATGTGGGAAAAGAAATATCCACCATTTATTGTAAATAAGTGTCTATCTGGTTTTCAAGATACATTAATGCTTGTTAATGAGATAAATTGTACGCCTAATGTAGATAAAAAACTACAATTTGACTTTTTACTAAATAGTATACGTCCAAGGAAAAGATTTACACCTTGGGTGAAGGCGAATAAATTAGAGAATCTAGAGTATGTTAAAGAGTTTTATGGATATAATAATCAAAAAGCAAAAGACGCTCTTTCAATACTTAATGATGAACAAATCGCCACCATAAAAAGAAAGTTGAATAAAGGTGGAAAAAATGGAACAAGTTAATTGGCTGCCTGAGCAAATGCTAGAGATTGGCCTTAAAGAGCCAGATGATTTTTTAAAGGTTCGTGAAACCCTTTCACGAATTGGCGTAGCCTCTAGAAAAGAAAAAAAGTTATATCAATCGTGTCATATTTTACACAAACAAGGAAGATATTTTTTAGTATCTTTTAAAGAACTTTTTGCACTTGATGGTAAAAAAACTAATTTATCACAAAATGATATTGCTCGTAGAAATACAATTGCAAAACTTCTTAGTGATTGGGGTTTAATTACTATTATATCTGAATTGGGAGAACAAGCGCCTCTTAGTCAAATAAAAATAATTTCTTTTTCAGATAAGTCAAATTGGGTATTAGAAACAAAATATAATATTGGTAAGAAAAAAGATACTTGACATTCTAACTTTAAAGTGTTATAACTAGGTATGAATTTTTATACAAATGTAATTCGTTTTGGCAATAATCTCTTAGTTCGTGAGGTTAAAAACGGTCAACGTGAGAAAAAAAGAGTTAGGTATAACCCTACTCTTTTTTCTTTAGTTAACAATCCTACAGAATACAAAACTTTAGATGGTAAGTATGTGACGCCCATCACACATGAAAGTATGGGTGATGCTACAGAATGGATAAAAAATTATCAAAATCAAACTGATTTAATTTATGGTAATACTCAATATCCATACAGTTATATATCTGATAATTTTAAAGGAAGTATTGATTGGGATATTAGTAAATTACTTATAGTAACTCTTGATATAGAAGTTGAATGTGAAAATGGATTTCCTGCTGCTGAACTAGCACAAGAACCAATGTTATCTATAACTATAAAAAACCACCAAAACAAAAAAATTATTGTATGGGGTTTACGTGATTTTAAAAATAACCGTGACGATGTTGAATACCGTTTGTGTAAAGATGAAAAAGATTTACTTGGACAATTTATAAGTGATTGGGAATTATATTGTCCAGATATTGTTACTGGTTGGAATACAGAATTTTTTGATATTCCGTATCTCTGTAATCGAATTAAACAAGTATTTGGTGAAGATGAATTAAAACGTCTTTCACCTTGGGGTTCTGTACATGATCGTGAAGTTTACCAAATGGGTAGGCGCCATAAGGTGTATAACATACAAGGTATTGCTCATTTAGATTATTTTGATCTGTATCGTAAGTTTACATATACAGCTCAAGAGTCATATCGTTTGGATCATATTGCGAAAGTTGAACTTGGTGAACAAAAAGATGGTAATCCTTTTGATACGTTTAGAGAATGGTATACAAAAGATTATCAATCATTTATTGAATACAACATTACAGACGTAGAACTAGTTGATAAACTAGAAGATAAGATGCGATTAATTGAGTTGTGTCTTACCATGGCATATGATGCCAAAGTTAACTATACTGACGTTCTTGGAACTGTCCGTTATTGGGATGTTCTAATATACAACTATCTAAAAGAAAAAAATATTGTTATACCACAAAAGAAGGAATCAGAAAAGTCTGAAGCATATGAAGGTGCATATGTTAAAGACCCAATTGTAGGTATGCATGAATGGGTTATGTCTTTTGATTTAAATAGTCTATATCCTCATTTAATTATGCAATATAATATTTCACCAGAGACTTTGATACCATCTGATGAAGAAACATCAGATAAATTTGTTGATAAAATTCTTAATGGTGAAGTTAAAAATAAAACAGAATATTGCATGGCTCCAAATGGTGCATTTTTTCGTAGAGATAAGAGAGGATTTCTCCCAGAACTAATGGAGACTATTTACAATGATAGAGTTAAATATAAAAGACTTCTATTGGAAGCTAAACAAAAGTTTGAGGATACTAAAGACAAAAAGTATCTCAAAGATATCTCACGCTACGAGAACATACAAATGGCCAAAAAGATATCCCTTAATAGTGCGTATGGTGCTATTGGGAATCATTGGTTTAGGTATTATGATCTTAGAAACGCTGAAGCTATTACAACAAGTGGCCAGTTATCTATACGATGGATTGAAAAAGCCCTTAACATTTATCTTAATAAGCTTCTGGAAACTACTAACGAAGATTATATTGTGGCTTCAGATACAGATTCGGTTTACATCACGTTTGATAAACTTGTACGAAAAGTGTTTAAAGATAGATCGCAAACTGAAAAGATCGTCAACTTCTTGGACAAAGTTGCAACTGAGAAGTTGGAACCTTTTATTGATAAAAGTTATGAAGCGCTTGCTAAAACAGTAAATGCTTATGACCAGAAGATGGTTATGAAACGTGAAGTAATTGCAGACAAAGGTATCTGGACGGCCAAGAAAAGATACATCCTCAACTGTTGGGATATCGAAGGTGTGCGATATCATGAACCTAAACTCAAGATGATGGGTATCGAAGCAGTTAAGAGTTCAACTCCTGCTCCTTGTAGAGAAAAGATTAAAGAGGCCATGAACATCATCATGACAGGTGATGAGAAGATGCTAAATAAGTTTGTACAAGATTTCAGAGAAGAGTTTATGAAGTTATCACCAGAAGATATTGCGTATCCTAGAAGTTGTAATGGTGTGAAAAAGTATACTGCTACATCTAAAAGTACAGTTGATCTAATCAGTGGTAAAAAAGTAGATTATGGTTTTTTCAAAAAGGGTGCTCCAATTCATGTTAAAGGTGCAATTTTGATGAACCATCTAATAGAGAAAAATAAATTATCAAACAAGTATCCTTACATACAAGAAGGAGATAAAATTAAATTTGTGGCGCTAAAAGAACCTAATGTATATCAATCATCAGCATTTTCTTTTATGACTTCTTTTCCAGAGGAACTTGACATACTTGATTTAGTTGATTATAATACACAGTTTGAGAAGTCGTTTGTTGAACCATTAAGATTTATCACTGATAAAATTATGTGGGGAATAGATGGTAGTTATGGCACACAAGGTACGTTGGAGGATTTTTTTGTATGATATTAAATGAGAAGGATGCTTTATATGCAGCTAATGTTTTTGTAGATTATTTCAAAAATTTTGGTAGAATTGATGACTATCTCCGCAAAGTAAAACTCGAAAGGATGTCAAAATATCCTACTTCTTTGCCAGGGATGGGGCCTCAAGATGATATGTTCGATGATTTTACAATTCATCCAAATGATATGGAGTTTGAGTGCCGTGAAGTATCAACAGAGATTTTTGTAAACTATTTGGAAATAGTTACTTCTCATGCGGTAGAAGTTTCGGTGCCAGGCAAATCTATTAAGTGGGTAGTCTACGAAAAGAATACTAATAAGATTGTGGGTTTTATTCGTCTTGGTAGCCCAACAATTAACTCTTTGCCTCGTAATGAGTTTCTTGGTAAACCTCTTGACACACTCAATGCTGATGTTATGAGTAGATTTAATGATTCCTGTATCATGGGATTTATTATTGTACCAACACAACCATTTGGATACAACTATCTTGGCGGTAAACTACTCGCCGCCATATGTTGTTCTCATTTAACTACTGATACATTAAATGCTAAATATGGTAGTACCTTTTGTATGTTTGAGACAACCTCGCTTTATGGTTCTACAAAATCAAGTTCACAATATGATGGTATGAAACCTTTTTTACGTTACAAAGGTAATACACAATCAGATTTTGCACCACTAATTAATGATGATAATTATCACAGACTTAATGATTGGTTTAAAGAACGTAATGGTGGGCCTCTGGTAGACCCTAATGCATCAAGTAGGAAACTAAAGAGCCAGACTAAAATGATTTCTATTATAAAAAATTCTCTTAAAAATAATACAAATGAATATAATCGTTTTGTTACTGCTTGCAATGGTGCTAAAGACCTTACAGAAAAGAAAAGAGCTTATTTCTGTGATTATGGTTATGATAACGTAAAAGAATATTTTAATCTGGAAACAGATACGCTAAATAAAAAAGAAAACTATGATCGTTATTCTTTCGATGGGGTTGTAGAATGGTGGAAGAATAAAGCTTCTAAAAGATATGAATCTCTAAAATCAGATGGTCGTTTAAGAAATGAATTAGAAACTTGGAATTGTGCAGATGACATTGATATCATACGATAAAGATAATTTAGAAAAAGTTTCTAAAGCAATTGTAGATAACTTAACCCCAGATTTAATACCCCTAAAATGGCGTAAACGAAACTCCGTAAATAAAATGTTTGGTCATTGTCATACAGCATCAGCTTGTCTACAAAAAATTTTTGGTACTAAAAATATAAAACTATATAGGGCAAAAGATGAACAAGATATTTGGCATTGGTGGTGTGTAGATATTAATGACCAAATTATAGATTTAACTGATGCACAATACTATGAATGGAATAGAATACCACCATATGACCAAGGAGAAAAATCATCTATGTTAGGTTGGGGTTATAGAAAAAGAGTTTTTGAATTATTAGAAAAGGTTCAAAAGGAACTTGACATTTAATTTTAAAACGTGTATATTAAAAAAATGCGGGTGTCGTATAAAAGTATTATAACAGTTTACCAAACTGTAGAAGAAGGGGCAGTACCTTCCACCCGCTCCAAAAACATGGATTACAAATGAATTCTATAGAAAGAACAACTCTTAGTCAGTTAGTTTACAATGAAGAATATGCTCGTAAAGTTTTGCCTTTTCTCAAGAGTGATTATTTTTCCGACAAAGTAGAAAGAACTGTATTTGAAGAAATACAAAAGTTTGTAGAAAAATACAAAAATGTTCCTACACAAACTTCTCTTGAAATTGAAGTTTCTGAACGTAATGATTTAAATGAAGGTGATTACAAAAAAGTAGTCGAAGTTATAAAACAATTGGAATCTACAGAAGTAGATTTTGATTGGCTCGTAGACACAACTGAAAAATTCTGTAAAGATAAGGCGGTATACAATGCGATTGTTGACGGTATTAACATCATTGAAGGAAAGGATCGAAATAGAGATGTCGGAAGCATTCCGAGCATTCTCACTGATGCCTTGGCTGTGGGTTTTGATAATAACATTGGGCATGATTATGTCTTGGATAGCGACTCCCGATTTGAATTTTATCATACCGTAGAAGAGAAAATTCCTTTTGATCTAGAGTTTTTCAACAAGATTACTAAGGGTGGACTTCCACCTAAAACACTAAATATTGCATTGGCAGGCACTGGTGTTGGTAAGTCACTGTTTATGTGTCATATGGCTGCAAATTGTTTATCTCAAGGTAAGAATGTTTTGTATATTACTTTGGAGATGGCAGAAGAAAGGATTGCAGAAAGAATAGATGCAAATCTTATGGACATATCTATGGAAGATTTGTATAGTTTACCAAAACAGATGTTTGATGATAAAATTAAAAATATAAAAGATAAGACAAATGGTAAACTAATTATCAAAGAGTATCCAACAGCATCTGCTAACACAGCACACTTTAGAGGATTGATAAAAGAACTAGCAATTAAGAAAACATTCAAACCAGATATTCTGTTTGTTGATTATCTTAATATATGTGCCTCATCTAGATTTAAAGGAGCAACTAATGTCAACTCTTATATGTACATTAAGTCAATTGCAGAAGAACTTAGGGGATTGGCAGTTGAGACAAATATCCCAATTATGTCGGCAACACAAACCACTAGATCAGGCTTCGTTTCTACAGATATTGGTCTTGAAGATACGTCTGAAAGCTTTGGCTTGCCTGCAACAGCTGATCTCATGTTTGCACTCATTTCTAACGAAGAACTTGACAAACTCAATCAAATCGCCGTTAAACAACTCAAAAACAGATACAATGACCCAACAATGAATAAAAGATTTGTTATAGGTATTGACAGAGCAAAAATGAAACTATATGATGTTAGCAATGCACAACAAAATATAGTAGATAGTGGACAAGATGATTTTGCTCAACCAGTATTTGATAATACAGATTTTGGACAAGATTGGAAAGTGTAAAGTCAAAGTCTCCTAAATACTTTAAAGTATTATTTACATGGAGAAATTGAATGCCTTTACAAAAATATGTTAGGGAATTGCGTCCTAGACGTAATTTGGAAAATAAACTTCAATTTACAGAAGCATATAATATACCCATTCAGAATGACTCTGATGTTGATAGTTTTGATACCAAACTTGATAAGACACAGATCAAATCTCTATTAAAACACTTACAATCATTAAAACTAGATGATATTCCTATTGCTGGTGGGCCAGCAGGAATTAAAATTCGTAGTGCTCAAGATAAAGATTCAGAAATAAGAGCTTGGGCAAAAGAAAATACTCCCGATTTAAAAATTTCTTTTGGTCAAGGTTCCATAGGTAAAGGTGGTGGTGTAAAGATCAGTGAATCCACACAGGAACTTATGGTTGCAGCTCTTGTTCTTAATAAAGTGAAATCTGGTAATATTGATGAGGCTGCCGCAGTAAAAATGATTGACGAAGCAAAAACTCAATTTAATAAGATTGAAGGTGCTTCTGGTAGACCAGATTTGATAGATCAGTTTACAGGAAACTTTAATGATCTTGCAACTGCAATTTCTTCATCAAATGCTATTCTTAAAGTAGTATCGAATCCTGTTAAAGCATATTGGACAGGAAAGGGCTGGGGCCCAGATATTGCAAAATATAATCCCCCCATTGGTGGTGTTAGAGATTATAATTCATCTGATATTGTGGTTAAAGGTGGGGATGGTGTATTTTATGGTTTCTCTCTCAAAAAGAAAGCTCGCAGTAAAGATGTTGATCCCACTCTTATTAATAAACCTATCACTGGAAATGTGGGTATATTGAAAGATATTTTAGGTGCAAAAGAGGTAGCATCTATAGAGAAAAGTAAACAACTATTCTTTGATTATGTTGTATTTAAACATTATAAAGAGAATCCTAAAAAGATTGATGATAAAGAAAAAAGTAAAATGATAGGTCAGATATCACAAAAACAAATGGGTGTGTATCTCAAAGATCGTAAAAATACTTTCTTTCGTAGAGTTGAGCAAGTTCTCACTAAAAATGCAGAGGATTTTGTTAAGTCGTTTATAGAGCTTCTCTTTAGGACAAAGATGAAAGATATAGAGAATACTGGTGAATTTAAATTTTATCTATTGACAGGTATTGGTCGTTTTATTGGTGGAACGGTAGAGATAGAAGAAGCAGAGAATAAAGATACACCACAAACTATAGAAGCTCTAACAAAAATATTTAATTCTAAGTTAACAATGTCTAAAACGCCAGGTAAACTACAAGCATGGGAAAAGGGAGCAGGAGCTGCAAAAGTATTTTTTTCCATCTTTAGTGACGGTGCAAAAATTATAGACCTTGAAGTTAGATATAAAGGAAGTTATACTGCTAACCCACAGTTTCAAGCAGTTGCAACACCAGATTTTAAGGCAATTTTCAAATGATTACTAGAAAAGATATAGCAGAATTAGAAAAGTATGCCGATAGATTATTTAAAGCCGTTGGTATTGATGTTGAGTTTACTCGACACTTTATTGATCGTGCTAATGACGCTAGAAATAAAAAGGATATAACTCCAGCAGAACTTACTAGACTATTTAAACAATCTTACAAAAAGTTTGGTAAAAAGATTGCATCTTTAGGTTCAGATGCACAGGCAGTTATTAATGATATGAAAACGGATATCAATATGCCTTTTGTACTTAAAAAAGATGGCGATGAATTAGATTTAGTTGCAAAAACAATTATGAGAAAAAAAGATTTCAAAACAACAAATCAAAAGTTTGCATTTGAGTCGTTTTTGTTGGAAGATAAAGCAGGAAAAAATTTACATCTGGAACATATTGAAGACGAAATTTTAAATTTTGGCGTTGATGGTGGTAGAGCTGCAATTAACTTTTTACGTTCACTAAGAGATATGCTTGCTGGTGCAAGTCGTAGTTCGGTAAACATGACAGTTAAGTGGGATGGAGCTCCAGCGATATTTGCTGGTGTTGATCCTTCTGATGGCAAGTTCTTTGTCGCAAAAAAGAGTGTGTTTAACGTGAACCCGAAACTATATAAGACAGACAAGGAAATAGATGATGATTTATCCGGCACCCTTAACTCCAAGTTTAAGATTGCACTACAAGAGTTTTCAAGATTGGGTATTAAGAACGTACTTCAAGGTGATCTTATGTTCACTGATGATATCGAAACGGAAACGATTGATGGTGAAAAATACTATACTTTTCAGCCTAATACTATCGTTTATGCTGCACCTGTTAATAGTGATCTTGGTAGAACATTCGCTAAAGCAAAGATAGGTATCGTTTGGCATACAACATATACTGGTAGTGAACTACAATCCATGAAAGCATCTTTTGGTGCAGATATATCAAAACTTAAAAAAACTAGTTCTGTTTGGATGGATGACGCAACATATAAAGACGTATCTGGTAAAGCTACTTTTAATCAAAAAGAAACTGAAGAGATTACAAAAGTATTATCTGATGTAGGTAAAACATTTCAGAAGATTAGTGGCCCAGGATTGAGAAAATTTCTAGTTGTACAAAATGGTATGACAGGAGCTCTTGCAGGCGCTTCACTTAAAACATACAATAATAGTAAAGTACGTGCTGGAGAAAAAATTAATAATCCAAAAGCTCATGCTAAAGGTTATGAAAAATGGGTTTTTGATTCCATCCAAAAACAAATAGATAAAGCCAAAAGTGACAAGGGTAAAGAAAAGTATACAAATATACAGAAAGAATATCTTAGAGAGATCAAAAAACATACACGTAATCTAGAATATGTCATTACATTTCAAAATTTACTTGTAGATTCAAAGATGCAAATTGTAAAAAAACTAAATAGTGTTAAGGGATTGACAGATACCTTTATTAAAACATCTAATGGATTTAAAGTAACTAATCCCGAAGGATATGTTGCTATTGATAGGGTGAGTGGTGGAGCAGTTAAATTAGTAGACCGTATGGAGTTCTCATTTAACAATTTCACAGCTATAAAGGCATGGGATAAATGAAAAAGTTTAAAGAATACATAGAAGAAAAAACTGTCAGCGTGATTCAACGCAAGAAGATGGCCCGCCGTATGGCTAAGATGCAACGGTCTTCTGCATTTCAAGCTAAAAAGAAACGTATGGCATTACGAGTACGAGATGCTGGTAAACTTGCTATTATTGCAAGAAAAAAGACTATACAGATGTTTCGAGATAAGTTTTATCCAACTTATAAAGATATGCCTCTTCAACAAAGAGTTAAAGTTGATCAAATCATTCAACAAAGATATGGGCCTAAAATAGATAAAATTTCTAAAAAAATGGTAATGAAATTAAAGAAGATGGAAATTGATAGAGTTAAAAAAGCAAAGGCGGCTAAAAATGCGTAGTTTTAAAAGTCATATAACAGAAGCAGAAGAAACCATTGTATTTACTTTTGGTCGCTTTAATCCACCTACAACGGGGCATGAGAAGTTAATTAAAAAAGTAGCATCTGTCGCTGGTTCTAATCCATTTCGTATATATCCTTCTCATACAAATAACCCGAAGAAAGACCCATTGCCTCACGCACTAAAAGTTGCGTACATGAGGAAAATGTTTAGAAAGTATGGCAATAGTATTATAGCTGATAAAACTGCAAAAACAGGTATTGACATTGCTGTTAAGTTATATGATGAAGGTTTTAAAAATCTAATTATGGTCGTAGGTTCTGATAGAGTACAAGAATTTCAAAAACTCTTAAATCAGTATAATGGAGTAGAAGGAAAACGTCACGGCTTCTATGAATTTGATTCCATTAAAGTTGTATCTGCTGGTGAACGTGATCCAGATGCAGAAGGTGTAGAAGGTATGTCAGCTTCTAAAATGAGAGCTGCAGCTGCTGATGGTGATAAAGATGCATTTCTAACAGGATTACCTTCTGGTTTTAGAGATGGTGAAAAACTATATCGTGATGTTCGTAAATACATGGGTATTCGTGAAGAACGTGATATGGGTAATATGACTGACTTTGAAACTGTTCGTGATATGTATCTAACAGGAAAGATTTGGAACGCTGGTGATATCGTAGAAGCAAATGGTATTACTGGTGAAGTTGTTCGTAAAGGTACAAATTATCTCTCATTTGTAGATGAGGATGGTAAAGTACATAAAGCATGGTTACATGAGATTACACTTGATGAAAGAAACTATCGCAAAGAGTACGACAACTACCACTCACGCCCAGAACAGATTGCAAGAAGGTCTAGTAGAAATAAAGCTCGTAGAATTATGGGTGATAAAACTAAAGTAGGTATGGATGTTGGACATAAAGACAATAATCCTATGAACAATGATCCTAAAAATCTACGTAATGAAGACCCAACTAAAAATCGTAAGGAGCCAAGATTGAGAGAAGTTGATGAAAGTTTAGATAGTTATGCTCCATGGCTTGCAAAATTAAAAAGAAAGATTTTTGATAAAACTCATGCAAAAGGTTTAGATAAACTTTCTTATGAGTATGCAAGAGAAGTAGCAAAATTATCAAAAGAAAAAAAATCTATGCCAAAGATGAATATTGTTCATAGTATTGCAAGAAGATACAGTAATGTAACTGATAGAGTTTTACGTGATCATATTAATGATCTAGTTGATAAAGGTTTAATGCCAAGAGATTTAAAAGCAGAATACGAAGTAGAAGAAAATATTTCATTTAAGGATTTTGTAAAAATTATGCAGATGAATGAAAAGCTTGGTAAAAATGCTACTGCTAAAGATTACATAAAAGATTTCAAAAAATCGGATGCACCACAGTTTAAAGGTAAATCTGATGAGAAAAAGAAACAAATGGCTATAGCTGCATATCTTGATAAAAAAGATGAGGGTGTTCGACAAGATTCCGATATAGATGATAGAAAAGGTACACAACCAGCAAAATATCATAAAGGATTGTCACCATCTACAAAGAAAAAACGTGATGCACACTTTAAGGCAAAGAAATCAGGCCCAGCTCCTGGCGATGCCGATGCAGAAACAAAACCATCTGTACATACAAAAAAGTTTAAACAGATGTACGGAGAAGAAACAAACGAAAGTCTGTGGGCAAATATCCACAAGAAAAGAGAAAGAATTAAAAGAGGTTCTGGCGAAAAGATGAGAAAGCCAGGAGAGAAAGGAGCACCTACTCCAGCTCAATTAAAAAGAGCAAAGGGTGAAGAAACAAAACTTAATGAGTGGGGTGAAGTAGAAGAAGCTGCAGAATATCAAGGTCGTAAAGTTACGCTAAATAAACCATTCTATACACCAGATGGCCCAAAGAAGTCTGCTGTATATGTAAAGAATGAAAAGGGAAAGGTTATAATAGTTCGATTCGGTGATCCGAATATGGAAATTAAGAAAGATAATCCAGAAAGAAGAAAATCTTTTAGAGCTCGTCATAATTGTGACAATCCTGGCCCAAAAACAAAAGCACGATATTGGTCTTGTAAAGCATGGTAACTAATAAATAAATAGAAAGAAAGGTTAACAAAATGACCAGATATACACAATCAATGGCAGAAGCGTATCAAAAAGTTCTTCTTGGTGAGGATAATATGGCCTTACTCAAGAAAGCTGCTGGTGGTTCAGCGCAAAAACTAAAGATGAAAGATGGTAAAGTAACGATGGATTCCTTTACAGCATCTGCCATCATGCAAATTTATAAAGCAGTTAATGCTAAGAACAAAAAAACAATGGAAAATTTGGTCAACACTGGTAATAAAGCTGCAATTCTAAAACTTCAAAAGTTTGCAATGTCTAAGATTAATTCGGGTGATGAAGTAGAACATGATGGAGAAGAACTTGATGAAGCCGTAAAGGTTGGTGATACAGTAAAGGTAAAACTTAATCGTAAAGGCAAGGAATATATTGAAAAAGGTAAAGTTACAAAAATCGAAAAAGACAGCATCATTGTCAAACATGATTTTTCACGTACTCCAAGCAGAGTGTCAATGAAAAATATCGTCAAAGAAGAAGTTGAACTTGATGAAGCAACCATTAATCTTGCAAACCATGATGCGACTGATAAAGATTTTCAAAAATTAGTGAAGAAAAATAAATTGAAAATAAAAAGCTCTGGTGATGAAACAGTTGTAACTGGTGATTCAAAAGGTATTGAAAAAATGTTACAAACAATGTATGGTAATGATTGGAAAGATATGTATAAAGTAAAGGGCGGAAATTATATTGAAATTGATGAAATGGCATACAAGCCTGGCAAAATGAAAGATACTAAACCTCAAGAACGTGGTGCAAAAGAATTTGACAAATTAATTAAAAATGGTGGTATGGATAAAAAAGATTTCCAAAAGGCAAGACAATTGTATGTTCAGGCAAGTGATGCTGCTTCAAGAGAGAAACTTAAAAAGTTTATCTATAATTTAGATACAGAACCAACTGAAGCAATTATGGATTTGATTGGTAGAAATGATCCAGATACTTTTAATAAAATGTATCCAAAATCAAAGCCAGGCGAATACTTATCTTCTATCTCATTTAACCATAGAAATGTAAAAGCAGAAGAAACTGAACTTGATGAGAATGAGGGATTGAAAAATAAAGCAAAAAAGACAGGTATGCCTTATGGAGTTTTGAAGAAAGTATATGATCGTGGTATGGCTGCATACAAAACAGGTCATAGGCCTGGCACTACACCACAACAATGGGCAATGGCAAGAGTTAACTCTTTTACAACTAAAAGTAAAGGAACTTGGGGCGGTGCAGATAAAGATTTAGCTGCTAAAGTAAGAGAAGAAACTGAACTTGATGAAGCATCTGCCCGTAGAGATGCAATGAGAGCAATGCGTAAAGGTAAAGAAGTTGATCCTGCTGATATAGACACAGATGCAACTGATGATGATGTAAAAGCTGCATCTAAAAATATTATGATGCAGATGAGAAAGGTTATCTCTTTACGTGGAAACTTTAAGGTTGAGTTTGGTGATAAGAAAAAAGAAAAGGTTGATCCTAAAATTGCTCAGGCAGTTTTACGTAAGTATGACTCAATGAGAAAACCTATGGATAAAGAAAAGTTTCAAGCTAAAATTGGTAAGTCATATAAAGATTTGCTTTCTGCATTAAAAGAAAATTTTAATGAAGATAGTGATGAAATGAAAAAAGTTAAAGATGATAAATTTAGTGACAGAATTAAAAATGCTAGAGCTGAAGTTCGTGCTTCTAAAAGTGGAACACAAGCACATAGTGATGCAATAGATAAATTAGATAATGCAAAACAAGCTATGGCAGATTATAAAAAGAAAACCGCTAGCGGTAAGTTAAAATCTGCAGCTAAGAAAGCTGCTGTTGCTGGTGCGATTGGTGCTATTGCAACTGCGAAACTTGGAGATAGTTTTGATCCAACAATTAAAAGAGAAACAATTCTAGATAGGATTGATAAAAAAATACAGGAGAAGAAAAATGGGTAAAAAATACCTTGAAACAAAAAAAGGTAGTCTTGAGCAATCCATTCTAGGAGTGTGGGAAGAGGCTGCTAAACAAACGGAAGGTGCTATGAAACGTGGAAAAGATTTAGACACGTTCAAGCCAAAACCAAAGAAAGAAAATAATTTTATCTATGCCGCTAAAATGGCAAAGAAGAATGGTGAAAAGACTTTTACTATTGGTAGTAAACAGTATGACGTAGAAGAAATACTACAGAAAGAAACTAACAAGAATGACAAGTCTGATGATGGTGATGGTCTTGATGCAGTTCAACCCAAAGCAGTTAAGAAGAAATTTGCAGACAGAAAAGATAAAGATATTGACAATGATGGTGATGTAGATGATTCTGACAAGTTCTTGCATAAAAGAAGAAAAGCAGTTGCTAAAAATATGAAAGAAAGATGGGAAGAAGCTTATCGTCAAGTTCAAGAAAAGGCAAAAGTTAAAGAAGATGAACATGAGATGGATGATGATGAAAAAGATAAACCAATGAAAAAGGGTAAAACTGATACAGGTAAAAAGCCTGATGAAATCAAAATGAATCCCGATATGGAAGATGAAGGTTATCATAAAAAGAAAAAATGAAACACCTTATTCAATTAATAGAATCTCCATCTGAACTTCCAGAAATATATTCTGATCTTGATGAAGTTCTCGTTGCATTTATAAGTGGCGCTAACAAAGCTGTTGGCGGTGGTTTTGTAACTATGGACAAAGATGAAAGATGGAAGATAATAAACCAAACGAAGGGTTTCTGGGCAAATTTGGATTGGATGCCTGGTGCAAAAAAATTATATCAATTTATTGCAAAATACGATCCACACGTTTTATCTGCTTATTCTGGGCGTGACCCAAATTCAAAAGTAGGTAAAATGAAATGGTTGAATAAAAATACTAAATTTAAAAGAGCCAAAATACATCTGGTAAAGCGTTCTCAAAAACAAGCATATGCAAAGAACAGGGATGGTGAACCAAATGTACTTATTGATGATTATTTAAAAAATATAAATGAATGGGAAGCTAAAGGTGGTATTGGTATACACCATACAAACGTAGGTAAAACCATTGCAGAATTGAAAAAGTTGGGGTTCAAATAAACATAAATAGAAGTAAATAACTCTATAACGAAGGAGAAAAAAAATGTCCTTATGGTCAATGAATGATGGTTCTGCACTGTCAGATAATATTACCACGAATGGTAGTACCACACTAAGTTCTGCTGGTACTAGTTTTATTAGTGATGGTATTAAATCTGGTGATATTATTGTCACTGCTGGTGGTGAGAGTCTAAGAGTATTAAGTGTTGATTCTACTAGTCAAATCACACTAACTGCAGCCGCATCTGGTTCTGAATCTGGTGTAGCTGGTACATTAAGAAAGCCACCTACGGATGGAAACGCTGCTTTACCTAGTTCAGAAGTTTACGGTATGACCCCTGCTGAGGTTTCAGCTGGTGGTGATAACGTAGTAAGTGTTGCTGTAGCAACTGCTGGTACTGGTTATAAAGGTTCTGCACCTTCCGTATCATTTTCAGGCGGTGGTGGTTCTTCTGCAGCTGCATCAGCCACAATTAGTAGTGGTGGTTTAACAGCAGTTACAGTAAGTAATGTTGGTTCAAGTTATACCTCTGCACCTACAGTTACAATCGCTCCCCCAGCTGCATATACATTTAATGGTGCTAGTGGTGTGGATGATTCTGCCGAAACAATTACTCTTACTGGTCACACGTTTAACACTGGTGATCAAGCTGCTTATGCAGATGGTGGTGGAACAGATATTACTATTGCAGAGCATACTGATGGAGAAGGTACTGTTACCGCTGCTGGTAATTTACCAGCTACAATCTTTATCATTAAGGTAGATGCTAATACAATTAAAGTTGCACCGACAGAACTTGCAGCTATAAATAACCTTCCTTTTGCATTAACAGATGGTGTTGGTGCTAGTCATACGATTACTGGTGTAACTGCAACAGCAACCGCTTCTCTTGGTGCTGGTACTGATACTGGTTTTCATGCTGGTTGGGTTAAGAGAACAGTAGGAACAGGCGGCCGTGCTGGTAGAGTACAGTATGAGACACTTGTTGCTGCTTCTAGTATTTCTGGTGATTTCGAGGATATTGCAACACCAGACAGTTAATTTAAACTACTATATATGATTGATATATAATATACTATTGGAGTGATAATTATGTTAACAAAAGAAAAAATTGAAGCACGTAAAGCAACTTTACAAGAAGATTTTGAGAAAAATAGTAAACAAATTCTTCAGTTGCAAAAAGGAATTGAAGATGCTCGGGCGTTGGGAAATGCACTAAATGGTGCCATCCAGCAGTGCGATGATTTTCTTCAACAAATTGATGGCGGTGATGATACCGTCAGTAGCATTCCCGATAAAAAGGGTTCTGATAAGTAAGGAGACTTAAATGGCTGATAAGAAAATTACTGCACTTACGGAGTTGACAGCTCCCGCAGCCGCAGACCTTATTCACGTAATTGATGATCCAGCTGGAACACCAGTTAACAAGAAGATGACTCTGGCAAATACCTTTAATAAAATTCCAACATTTATTGGTCTTGGTCAAACAGTACAGGCAATCACTAGTTCAACAGCAGTAGATGTTACTTCTGCTATTACTACTATTGCTACTGGTGGTAGTGGTCTTGCTGGTGCCATGGCAAATGGTTCCGTTGCTGGTCAACTCAAAATCATTACGATGATTACCGATGGTGGCGGAAACTATGTCCTAACACCAAATACACTCAATGGATATACTACAATCACATTTGCTGATGATGGTGATTCTGTTGTTTGTTTGTATGTTGACTCAACGGTTGGTTGGACAATTATTGCTAATCAAGGTTGTGCTTTAGCATAATTCTATATTGGAGAGTGTTTAGGCACTCTCCAATTCTTAGGAGATAAAAAATGGCAAGAGATGATGGAAAAAGATATGGTGCTGGTGGTGTATTAATGGAAATTGTTGAACCACAACCAGAACCAAAAAAGAAACCAAAGAAAAAGGCTGAAATTCTTGAGGAAAGAATTATGGATACTCTTCCCTCTGACGTTGAGCCTGACGGAGATGAAAAATGAAAAGGTTTAAAAGTTACCTAGATGAACATAGTGCTAATACGCACAATCAATACTCCGAAAGCCCAACAGCTAATGGATTTGATAATCCAGACGTTATTAGGAAAATTAATGCTGTTCTTGGAAAGGTCTGTCAAGATGGCCCTTACACATTACCAGAGCAAGCAGTAAGAAAAATTAGGCACCATTTGTCAATGATGCATTTACAATTTGGACAGCCTGATCTTTCGGAAGATAAAAATAGTTTGACTTTACCACTAACAGCTTTCGGTGGTAGATTTGGTAAAGGTTTAGATACGCCTCATGATGAGTTTGCTCAAGATGATGGTCTTTCTAATCAAATTGAAGGCGGGTTAAAATTACAATTAACATACGAGAAGGTTGAAAATCATCTGTTCAAAGTCATGGCAGAAATAAAATAATATGTGATGTACGAAAAAATTACTAGTGCAAACGTGATGATGTTTGCAGTGAAGCACTATGATAATCCTCATTGTGAGGGTGAAAAAGAATTTCATGATGATATGAAACGCTTTAAGTATATAAAGCGTCTTCTACGTAAATATCATGATACTGGTATTTTGAAAGAGAGATTAATATTAAATCACATAATTATTTTAAATAATCTTTTTGGTGCTGAAGCTTGTGCAACATTATTGATTTTTAAAATTAGAAAAGAATATTGGAGTACATTAAAATCATTTTTATTATATTTGAATATTATAAGATCAGATGAATTGGAGGAAGTTGCAGCTAGTCAAGAAGTTTTAGATATTTTAAGGAAACTGTAATGGGAAGAGCGATAGATTTATTCGTAACTTACAGATTTATAAAACTATTAGTAACTCCGTTTAATAAAACGGATGCTTTTGAGTTAGGTATTATTGATGAAAAAGGAAATAGACAACTTGATCCCGGCACCAATAAACCTACTACATTAAGAACTATTGATGAGAAAAACTCATACACTATTCTTCATAAACTTGTATTTAACATCAAAAAAATCTTTGAGAAGGTGCCAGGGCTTAGAACTAAGTTAGGAACATATGCAGCTGCCTTATTTCTTTTAAAGGATACATTTAAAGAATCGGTAGATGATCCAGATGTATTTGAGAAAGAGTTTATGAAGTATCTTAAAGAGCAAGGGTACGAGATTGATGATAGCATCAGTGAAGAAGTTATAGGTTTTGGCGAAGTGTTACCCAAAGGGGAGTATGTGTTAGTTAATGACATATTAAATAAAGAAGAAGAAGAGTTAACTGCAAGGAAAGGTGATAAAGTAATAGCCTATGATGATGAGGCACCAGTTGATACTGTTTTAGGAGTAGACATTTTTCCTGTTATTCATGTCAATTCTAAAGAAAAAATTTACGTAAGTTTGGAGGATATTAAATGAAACTCACATGGAAAATACTAAATCCACACACAGGAGATGAAATTGAAGAAGATGCTCCATCCAATAATACAGCAAATGTTGCTGGTGCTGGAGATGATTCATCAACTGTCGTTGTAAAAAAGAAAAAGAAAAAAGAATTATATGATGGGCGTACAAGAGCATATAGACAACATCGTGAAAAATTAGAAAGAGCCCGTGTAAAACGTCAAGAAGCATTAAATAAGAAAAAAAGTAATTATGTTGAACACGTAATGCAATACACTCTTGGCGAAAAGTATGATATTTATCACAAAGATTATTCTAGTGCTATGCAACATTCATATAAACAAGTTAAGAAAAAGGGTTACGAAGTTGATCCTAAAGAAATTGATGATAAAGTTGCATCTGGCCCACGTAAACCAAGTACAGGTAAAACAAATAAATTTACTCTTGGTTTGATGAAGAACGGAAAACCAGTTAAACAAAATCTTCACGTACAGGTTTACAATACAGGTAAATCTTACGAATTAAATATGTATGTAGACTAATGTTAAAAGTTTATATGCTCATAGTTGTACTTGGTCTTGTAGGTGGTGTTGTCTATGGTGGATACTACTATTACAAAGATACACAGGCTCGTATTCAAGTATTAACAGAGAACAGTGCCAAACTAGAACAGGCTGCAGAACTACAGAATAATACAATTGCTGCTCTTGAAGCAGATGCGAAGAAGTATGCAGAACTAAATAGTCAACTACAAACTAAGTTGGTAGCTGCAAATAAATATAAGAACCAGTTGCTGGGAAAATTACGTAAAATAAATCTTAGCAAAGTAAGTGCAGAAGAACCAGCAGTTTGGGAGAGGAAAATAAACAATGCGTCTAAGAGAGTGCTTGAAAGTTTCGAGTCTATTACTGCTATCCCTAGCACTAAGTAGTTGTAGTTCTTGGCCTCAATTAAAACAGATAGAAGTTAAGACTGTAGAGGTAGAAAGAAATATACCTATACAGAATAGACCACAACCAATTAGAATGAACACCACTATGAAATGGTGGGTTGTTACAGAGGAAAATTTTGCAGAGTTTAAAGAGAAGTTTCAAAAAGAGAACGGTGATCCTTTAGTTGCATATGTATTGAGTGTACGAGATTATGAAACACTTGCATTGAATATGGCAGAAATTAAGAGATACATAAAACAACAAAAAGAGATTATCATTTACTATGAAGAGGCTGTGAAACCAAGGAAAAAGGAAGGAAAGTAATGGGAGTATTTAGCGCTAAAATAGTTGCGGAATTCACACCGCCTAAAACATGGATTTTAGAAGAACCGTTATCATTTGTCACAAAATTAATGAATAAAGAAATTAAACTTTTAAAAGATATAGGTGCAAATGTTAAAGATGGTGGCCGAGGTAAGGGATCAATAACTTGTGAGAAAGGTATGAAGACCGACTTGGCATCCACACCAAGAATATTGTGGAATTTAATTGCTCCTTGGGATGTTGCTCGTGCAGCTATTATTCATGATCATCTTTACGCTGTTCTTAGATCATATTATAAAGATAAACTTAATAACGGTACTTGGTCGTATGCTACATGGAAAGAGGGTAAAGACCTTGCTGACAAGGTATTTTTAGATGGTATGTTATCAGCTGAACCATCTGTGCCTAAGTGGAAAATCTATCCAGCATATTGGGCTGTGCGTTTGTTTGGTAGGAAACCAGCGAGTACAGGATAATGTATAATTGCAAAAATTGTGGTCATGAATCTCATTGTGGAACTAGACTAATGAAAGAGTTCCGAAGAACTTATGACCATGGCCCAGAGGGTCAAATAGAAGTTTGTAAAATGTGTCGTTGTGAGAATTGCGAAACAAAAACAGATTGGGGGTAAAAATGAGTTGCGATAACGAATCATGTATAAATCCAGATTGCCCTTGTGATCCTTGTGATTGCACAGAAGAAGACCTATGCTATTGTTGCATTAGTCCGCCGGAATAAAATATGTGGTTTTGGGTAATATCTGCAATAGCAGGAAGTATTTTAGGAAATGCTGCCGATAGTTGGTTTTCAGAAACCAAGTTGGGTATATGGTTTTATAAAAAAGTTCATAATGTATCAACGTGGGCTTCTAAAAAACTAGGTTTAAAAGTTTTACAAGCCGAGGAAAAGTGGAAAAAAAAGTATCCACATATTTCCAAGAAATTAGATGACTTAGAAGAACGTGTAAGTTATTTAGATCGTATTCATACGAATGACGGTAAATAAAGGAGAAACAAATGTTATCACAATGGATTTCAGATAGAATTAAAGAGGCATCTAGCCATCAAGGTGCGATAGTAGTTGCAGCTGCCGTTGCAGTACTATTTTTTGGTTATTCCCTAACACAAGTAATCCTTTGGGGTGCTTTAGCTTGGGGCGTTTGGTCTATGTTAAGAACAGGCGGATAATATGGCTGAGTTGGAAACAGAGGTTAAGTTACTCAAAAGGGATATTGAAGATACCAAGGTTATTCATGGTAGACTTGATGTTGCGATTGATAAGTTAACTGATGTTTCCAACTCTATCCACCGTATGCTTGCTGTTCATGAAGAAAAACTTGCAAGACAAGAAGAAGCGAGTTATGAATTAGAGAAACAAATAGAAAATAGAAGGTCGGAGTTATTAAACAAAATAGATGATTTACATTCTAGAATTACTACAAATACTAAAGAAATCATGGTTTCAGCGAGAGAACAACATGAACAACAAAATAAAGAAATACAAAAAATAAGAGAAGAGTTAAGTGGTAGAATAGGTGTTATGGAAAAATGGAGACACGTTCTTATTGGTGGCTCTATTGTAGTTGGCTTTTTATTACATAAATTTATGGAGTTCTCTTGACAATTTGAATCTAATCAGTTATATTATGTACTATGCAATCTTATATTGATATAAAATATGTGAATCTTATATCACCTTTTCTTCAACAATTCAAGAAGAAAGGTGATTTTTTATGGAACTTTCGTTGTCCTTATTGTGGTGACTCCCAAAAGTCACGTACAAAGGCGAGAGGATTTATCTTTCGCAAGAAAAATGATCTATTCTACAAATGTCATAATTGTGGAGTAGGTGCAACTCTTGGTAATCTTATCAAAGAAGTAGACTTAAAAACTTACGATGACTATATACTAGAACGATATAAAAAAGGTGTTAAGACTAACAACCCAGAGCCGGAGTTTTCATTTGATGTTCCAAAATTTTCTAAAAAAGGTATCCTCAAAGGTTTACGATCTATCGCTGAACTTAGAGAAGATCACCCAGCTAGAAAAATTGTGTCAGATCGACAAATCCCGAAAGAACATTGGGGCAACTTGTACCTTTGTGAGTCATTCTACAAATTCACAAATTCAATAATACCAAATAAGTTTCCTTCCTTGGATGGTGATCACCCAAGGTTGTTGATACCGTTTAGAGATGAAGAAGGAGAAATATTCGCATACCAAGGAAGAGCTTTCGGAAAAGAAGAACCAAAATATATAACTATCAAATTACAAGATAGAGACAAGATTTTTGGTTTAGATAGGGTTGATAAAAAAGAACCTATATATGTTGTCGAAGGCCCTCTTGACAGTTTATTTCTAGACAATTGTATTGCAGTTGCTGGTGCAGAGATACCAAATCTGGATTGCGATTTTACAGTTGTCTTTGATAATGAACCTAGAAATAAAGAGATGTTAAAACAGATAGAGAAAACTATAAATCGTGGTCATGAAATTTGTTTATGGCCAAAGAGTATGGAACACAAAGATATTAATGATATGATACTTGGTGGATATACAAAAGAAGAAATACAAACAATAATTAAGGAAAATACTTTCCAAAATGCATCAGCAAAGATGCAATTCGCTACATGGAGAAAAATAAATGTCTAATATGTTACCAACAAGTTATCAAGAATTCATTCACTTATCACGTTATTCAAGATGGTTGCCAGATGAAGGGCGCCGAGAAACTTGGGATGAAACGGTATCAAGATATTTTAATTTCTTTGAAGAACATCTAAAAGATATGCATAATTTTAGTCTTTCAAATGCAGTAAGAAAAGAGCTAGAAGAAGCAGTTCTTGATTTAAAAGTTATGCCATCAATGCGTTGTCTTATGACTGCTGGTGAAGCACTAAAGAGAGAAAATATTGCTGGATATAATTGTTCTTATGTTGCGGTAAATCGTGTCCATGCATTTGATGAAATTTTGTATGTTCTTATGAATGGCACTGGTGTTGGTTTTAGTGTAGAACGTCAACACGTATCTCAACTTCCCCATGTTGCAGATGAATTTCATCATACCGATACTACTATCACGGTTTCGGATTCTAAACTTGGTTGGGCAAAAGGTCTTAAAGAACTTGTTGCAATGTTGTATGTTGGTCAAATTCCACGATGGGATTTATCAAAAGTTAGACCAGCTGGTGCTCCACTTAAAACATTTGGTGGTAGAGCATCTGGGCCAGAACCACTAGAATCTCTTTTTAATTTTACAGTAAATATATTTAAAAATGCTCCTGGCAGAAAATTATCATCTATTGAGTGTCATGATCTTGTTTGTAAGATAGCAGAGGTAGTCGTAGTAGGTGGTGTAAGAAGAAGTGCGCTCATAAGTCTCTCAAACCTCTCTGATGACCGTATGAGGCACGCTAAGACAGGCCAGTGGTGGAATGATAATGGTCAAAGAGCACTTGCAAATAATTCTGCCTGTTATACAGAAAAACCAGATATTGGTACATTCATGGATGAGTGGAAAGCTTTGTATGATTCTAAGTCTGGTGAGCGTGGTATCTTTAATCGTGAAAGTGCAGTAAAGATGGCTCAAAGTAATGGTCGTAGAAATTCTGAACATGAATTTGGAACAAACCCATGTTCAGAAATTATTTTGCGTAGTAGAGAATTTTGTAATCTTTCAGAAGTTGTAGTACGCACTACAGATACTAGAGAGACTCTTTTAAAGAAAGTTCGTCTTGCTACTATTCTTGGCACTCTACAATCTACACTTACAAATTTCAAGTATGTATCCTCTGTATGGAAAAATAATTGCGAAGAAGAGAGACTTTTAGGAGTCTCTCTTACTGGTATTATGGATAATGAATTACTTAATGGAAAAGTATTAGATGAACATTTGCCAGAACTATTAGAAGATTTGAAAAAAGAAGCAGTTAAAACAAATGCAGAATGGGCTAAAAAGATTGGTATTAATCAATCTGTATCTATTACTTGCGTCAAACCAAGTGGTACTGTATCACAACTTGTAGATGCAGCTTCTGGTATTCATGCAAGACATAATCCATATTACATTCGTACAGTGCGTGGAGACAAGAAAGACCCATTGACAAAGATGATGACAGATGCTGGATTTCCAGTAGAGGATGATGTAATGAATCCTAGTCATACTGCTGTGTTTTCTTTTCCAATGAGAGTTGATGAAGGTGCAGTATTTCGTACAGATATGACAGCAATACAACAATTAGAATTGTGGTTAATTTATCAGAAGCATTGGTGTGAACATAAACCTTCTGTAACTATTTCTGTAAAAGAACATGAATGGTTAGATGTAGGAGCATGGGTTTATGAAAACTTTGATTGGATGAGTGGTGTGAGTTTCCTTCCATTTAGTGAACACACATATAAACAGGCACCTTATCAAGATATAAAGAAAGAAGAGTATGAAGTATTATTAAACAAAATGCCAAAAGAAGTAGATTGGTCGAAGCTTGCAGAATATGAGAAAACAGATATGACAATCGCATCTCAAGAACTTGCCTGCGTAGCTGGCGGTTGTGAGATATGATGTATGAAACTCATAGTATGTGACTCCTGTGAAGCAGAGTATCAAATCAAACACAATTTAGATAGTAGGTATTACGAAATGCAATTTTGTACTTTTTGTGGTGCAAGACTTTCAGAAGAATTAGAGGATGAAATGGAGTGGGATGAGGATGATTATTTGTGAGAAAATTGATTTGGAAATATTGGTGCAAAGCGATGGGAAGCCACGCTTATGATGACGATAAAAAAGATGATCATATACACTTAACAATACGGACACTTTGGTTCTTACTACATATAGTAACTTGCCTTTTTATAATTATAGGTAATGGTAGATTATTAGGACTATGGTGATGAAAACTAGTAGTGCAAAAGCAAAAGGTCGCAGATTTCAACAATGGGTTCGTGACCAACTTATCGAACAGTTAGGTGTTCATCCCGAAGATATAGAGTCTCGTAGTATGGGTGCTGGTGGTGAAGACCTTATCATGGCTCGTGCTGCAAGAGAGAAGTTTCCATACTCTATTGAGTGTAAAAACCAAGAAAGTTTGAACGTATGGAAATCATACGAACAAGCAATGGAAAACTCTGGTGACTATGAGCCTGTAGTTTTCATCAAACGTAATAATCAAAAACCTTTAGTTGTTGTTGACGCTAATTATTTTGTAAAAATGCATGAAAATAATCCTAAATGTGATAAGCGTCACAGCTAAATTATAAACTATTCTTATAAATAGTTACATGACTGATGAAGTAGATTTTAGTCCAGAACAAATAAGAGAAATAATCCCAGAACTAAGAGTTTGGGAATATGATGGTGATGGAACGAAAATCTATAAATTAGATCAAGGATATGATAAAAAAACGCCTTACACAAAAAAACACTATTATAGTATACATTTTTGGAAAGGTAGATTCTGATTAAGGAGAACCAATGAAAGCTCTCAGACTTTTTGTTATGACGGCTTTTGTGGCACTATTTCCTTCTTTATTATATGCAGCAGATAAAACAGTGGTAACAGATAAAGCACCACCAACTGCATCTGCTCCTTCTGTCGTTATTAACAATAGTGATGTGTGTAAAAGTGCTGCTTCAGCGGCGATCCAGACACAAATCTTAGGATTTGCTTCTGGTGTAACTGTAACTGATGAAAACTGTGAAAGACTAAAACTTGCACGTTCTATGTATGGAATGGGCATGAAGGTAGCTGCTGTTTCTATGTTATGTCAAGATGCTCGAGCATTTGATGCAATGTGGATGGCAGGAACACCTTGTCCTTATATGGGTGCGATTGGAGATGACGCAAAGAAAGCCTGGGAAGAAAATCCAGAGGATGCCCCAAAGGATAGTAAGATATTTAAAAAAAAAGAATCAATGACGGAGTAGATGATGACACATATGTATCACCAGATGATTACTCCACAGAAGAAAGAAATACCGAAGAACCAAAAAGCTTTGCATGGGTTCCTGCCGCAGCTGTCGTTGGTGTTATTGGTATGTTCTTTGGTCTTCCTACCTTCTTATTCTAATGCTGGTCAAGGCGTAGATTCCAATACAATTACATCTGGTACTACTACAACAACATCTACAGGTACAGCTACATCTGAAACGGTTATTAATGATGATGGATCAGAAACTACAACTCTTACAACACCAATAACTACAACAACCACAACAACTACTGTTACACAAACTCAAGTAGATAATATAGTATCAAATCCAAACTTTACAAATGAGTTGGGTGGTGGATCATCCACAGATTGGAATTTAGCTGCTTGTGGTGGTAGTGGTTGTGCGTTTGGGCCAACTCATGGTTTTATGACTTCTTACGGTACAGGAACTATAACACAAACACAATCTGCTTCTGATTTAGGAATAGATAATGATATAAATGCTGTAGAAGCTGGTCAAGGAATGACTTTTTCTTTTGGTGCAGATGTAAGAAATGATTTTCGTAATCAAATAGGTGGTAATTATTCTCAAGGTGGAACTACAGATACTTGGTCTATAAAATTAGAAATATTTGATCCAGATGGAAATCTGTTAGGTGATGAAACTATTGGTGTAACAGGCGGTGCAAATATTGGTAGCACACTCCAAACGAATCAAACTGAAACAGGAACATTGCATATTGATTCTGGTAATATAGTAAATAGTGGAACAATAACTTTATCTGGTATTGACAATGGATATTGGGCTGGATATTATGGGCCTCGTTTTAACAATATATTTACTACTTTCCTGTATAATGAAATAGAAACTGAAATTTCAACATCACTTACATACTCTGAATTGATAAGTACAGTAAGTTGTGAAATTTTGGGAACTTGTGTTACAGAGGTTACAGACATATTAACAGAAGATGCATCTTTGTTAGATAACACTACAGCTGCTGTAGAAACTCAACTTTCAGCACCAGCAGAGATACAAGAAATAGCAGAATTACCAAGTGATGGGCCGTCAGAAACTACCGAAGTTTCTACAACAACTATGGCTCCGCCACCTATGGAAATTGCATCTATACAAATTGAACCAGTAATGGATATGCCTGTTCCTACCACAGAGATGCAAGTGGAAGTTGCTAATATTGAAATGGAAATGAATAATGATCTTGGACAATCTATGGATACCGCCACAGAGGCGCAAAGTGGAACCGATTCACAAGTCGAATCAGAATCCACAACATCAGAACCACAACAACAAGAAGCGTCAACAGAATCAGAGACAAAAACAGAAACCGAAACAAATACAGAATCCTCTGAATCTAATGAGTCCAAAGGTGATGAAAGTTCTGATAAAGAACCAGAAAAGGCAGAAGTTAAACCCGAGCCAAAGTCTACTGTACGAGAACCTAAGTCAAAACCTAGAACCGAAACCAAAGCTAAACCTAAACCTAAAAGCGTAAAACAAAAGAGACAGGCAAAACAAAAGGCGGCTCGTAAGATCGTTAAAAACATGGGAGATAAAGGAAAGTACGAAGGGGGCAATCAACTAAAGACATTAGTTATTATGTCAGTTTTAGGAGACAGTAAAAGTTTCTTTAATGCTCAAAGACATATACCAGATACCCCAAATTTCTTTTCTGCCGATAGAATACCAGATAACACTATTGCAGACAATACAGGTGCTGCATATTATATGATTGGAGGAAGTGATGTTGCTCATAGAGCATTAGTAGATAGTCAATACAAATAGGAGAGAGAAATGGCCGAAGTAGAAATCGCCGGTGCAAAAATCAAAGGTGGAAAAATATTATTGATACTTCCAATATTAGGTACTTTAGGTGGTGGACTTTGGGGTGGTTTTGAGTTTTATAAAGATTACATGAATATGAGAGAGAGAATAGAGAGTTATGAAGCTCCAGACTTATCGGGGTTCGATAAAAAGCTCGCAGTATTACACGAAGAAATGGCATCTCTTAAAACAGAGATGGCTGCTGTAGTACAGCTTGAAAAGGTAATTAAAGAATCAGCTGATGATGCAAGGGATTATACAAAAGATATTAAAAGAGACTTGAAAGATGAGATGCATCATATGTCAAAACAAGTTGATGATATAGAGAAACGTGGAAAAGAAGCATTTCGTTTAGTTCGTGAAAGTATAGATACTAACGATACTAAAGTTCGTAAATTAGTATCTGATAGTTCTGAAAGATTTGATAATCGTAGAGAACAATTACGGAACGATATGGATAATTTGGAAACAAGAATTAAATCTCAAATGAAAGAGTTACAGGATACCATTAACGATAAAATTAAAAAGGCACTTGAAAACCCATTAGCTGGAATGAGAGGTAAAGGGTCTTGACAAAATATTAAAATTTTGTTACATTATGAAAAATATGAATAAATAATTAAAAGGTGAATTGGAGTATATAATGCCAAACACAGATAAACTATTAAAGAAGGTGAAAAATATGGAATTAGGAAATCCTGTAATCACCGCCCTCGTTGGGTTGGTGGTTTTTTATATCGGACTAAAAATGTTTTCGGGTGGAATGAAGTCAATGGGTAATATGGATCACCTATCCTTTTTCATCCATAACCCTTACTGGATGTTTCTAGGTGGTATCGTCATGACTTTGTTATGGCAATCATCTTCACTATCCACTACGGCAATAATTGCTCTTGTTGCATCTGGAGCAGTACCACTACCGGCTGCAATAGCCTGTGTACTAGGTGCAAATATTGGAACAACCGGCACCATTTGGTTAGCCGGATTTTTTGTGTCTGATGGTATTCCAAAGGGAGACACACTAAGAATTGCAATGGCTCATACTGGAGTCAATCTGTTTATGGCATTGACTCTACTACCATTTATACAACCTATTGCGAGACTTCTATCCAGACTTTAATAAAGAGTATAAATAATACGATATGAAAGAATTAATACTTGCTATGATGCTTTGGATTCATAATGCCACAGGATGGGTTGTTCCCGAAGTTCCAAATGTAAAATTTTTAGAGAGTATGGATTTACGTGCATATGCTTATGGATGTAACTTAAATCCTATTCCTTCTCACAATAAAGATATTTGTGATGCTAGAGAGTTTTGGGAATTAGATACAAAAGGTGTTCCTTTAGCATTATATGATCATGTAGACAAAATAATTATATTAAATAAAAATTTTGATATCACCACAGTTCATGATAAGTCTGTATTATTTCATGAGCTAGTCCACCATGTTCAATATCACAACGGTATAGATAGTACTGTAAATTGTCAAGCTGAACTTGAAAAGGAAGCATATAATTTACAAGATAAATGGTTACAAGAAAAATACGGTGTTACAGTTTGGGATACTATAAAGTTAAACAGATTATTTTTTATGGTAATAACAAACTGTGATAATTTGATGTATTAGGAGAAAATTATGAGTACAGGAAGATATAATCATTGGTTTTGGAATAGTAATTTTATGTTGTGGGTTTCTCGCAAAATTGGTAGACTTAGTACTTGGGTATGGTATATGCAATATGGTAGAAAAGAAGCAAAGAATCAATAGCGAATCACTTTGCGATTCGCAATGAATATAAAATATACATACGCTGAAACGTATGGCCAGCAACGATTAAAATAGGGGGTTGACAAACCCCCTTTTTTATGTCATAGTATTAATATAATCAAGAAAGAAAGAAAAAATATGTATAAAGGTTATCAAGAAGAAATGTTTAAAAACCCTTGGGGTGTTAATGAAGGTTTCAAACATCTTCAAGAGAAGTTAGATGAATTACTACCTATGATGGGTAGATGTGAGTTTCCTAACTCAAAGAACAAAGCATTAGATAAGTTCAGAAGGGCTCAAAATGCTGCTTATGACCTTTTCAACAATGGTCTTATTAACAAGAAAAGTCTTTTCCACAATATCTATGGTTGGTCAGTTGGTGTGAGAGATTTAAAATATGCTACCAAGATGACTTGGAGTCATTGGGAAGATAGAGTTGAAGAAGTTTTGACTCCTATCATTATTGCTGCCGCTAAAGAACAAGGAGTTAAGTAATGAAAAAAATAAAAGTCGGTGATATGGTATTTGGCAAATACGGAATTGCAAAAATTAAGAAAATTGAATTATGCAAAAATGTTGGAGAAAAAGAGGGTATTCCTATTCCAGCAGTTTGGCCTAATTTAGTTGATAAGTGTGTATTTGATATGGATAATGGTCATTTTGAATACGGTTCTGATTTAGATTTTATTCCATATTGACACTTGACAAATCTATTTGAATGGAGTATAAATAAAGCATGGATGTATTTACACACACAATACTAGCAGTTGGCTCTCTGGTATGTTTCTTTTTCGTTGGTCATTATTTGGGTGGTAAAAAAGTAACTGATGATCTGGCTGAAAATATGGTTGATGCCACAATTACTATGTTGGAAAAGGATGGCTTGATCAGAGTTGAAACTGATGAGGATGGTGAGAAAGAAATCGTTCCAATTTCAGAAATCATCACAGATACGCTTAAGGATGCTAAAAAAGTATAAATTATCATTATTTCTTTTTACTACGCTGACTACTTCAGCTTTTGCTGAAGTACCTTGTGATTATAAAGTAAACGATACTATAATCTATAAAGGCAGTATAGAAAGTGTTAGATTTATTTCTAAGTCAATAGAAGAAATTTCAAATATTAAAGACATAAAAAAATGTGTCATATCTATAGAGTCTAGGGTAGACGGTAAATGGTATCCGTCTAAAGGATATTATATGTATGGGCCTGATATGTCTGAAACTAAAGCTTGTAATCTTGCTGAAGATCGGGCAAAGAAAAAAGTTATGAGAGAACAAATTGCCGAAACTCTTACAAGTAAAAAAAATCTTAAATGTGCATTGACAAATATTCGTAAAGGGTGTAAAGTAATTACTATGAATACCAATATTGGTAAAGTTAAATTTATGGAAAGTTGTGAAAAATGAAATATATTATGATTATGGTTTTGACTTTGGGGTTAACCGCTTGTGGTAACACTATTAGTGGCATTGGTAAAGATATCAGTGACGTAGGTAATAAAGTTACAAAGTGGCAAAATTCTGATGATAAAAAGTCTGACTAATGTTTAAATTTGTTATGGGATTGATTGTTGGTGTTGTCATTTGTACTTATTATCCAAGTGTCATACCTTTAGTCAAATATAAATTTCTAGAGCCGGGCG